ATCGAGAGTAAATGGTAGATAATCGCTAACTAAAGCGTCCTTATTTTAAGGGCGCTTTTTCTATATACAAAAATACTTAAAGGAGGTGGGTAAATTGCAGGCGACAAGATTAGGCGATACTGATACGGGACATGATGCTTGTCCAGGGACTGTGCTTGTGAGTGCAAGTACGAATGTAATAATTAACGGTAAAGGTGCAGGACGTGTCGGCGATAGTTATGCTCCGCATGGATGTATCGTGCATCCAGCACATACAGCGCATATCGCCAGCGGCAGCAGCACAGTTCTTATTAATGGACTGCAGGCAGCAAGGGTAGGTGATCCGATAGACTGTGGAGGCAGTGTCGCTTCTGGAAGTCCGGATGTAATCATAGGAGGTTAATATGCAAGTTGGATCTATGGGAGATATCCCTTTTGTTGTGACATATGGTAAAATTCGTACTTTTAGTGATTACGGTCGCAGTGGTTCGGGCCGCTGGGCAAAGCACGATTTGATTGGTCGTAAACCTGTAATGGAGTTTTTAGGGCCTGACGTTGAAAAAGTTAGCATGAAGATCCAGCTGCGCACTGATCACGGCATAAATCCCGAAAGCGAACTGGGGAGGCTGAGGAAAATGAGGGACACAGGCGCAGTTTTTCCGTTTATTTTAGGTGGCGCGCCGGTATCTGATAATTATTGGTTGCTGGAGGATATAGGGGAAAACGTAAGCTATTGGCGGGCAGGCGGTAAAATACTTTCCGTTAGCGTCGATATTACATTGACTGAATATTCTACAGAGGAGGTGCGCTGATGGATTTTGAACTTACTGCGGGAGAAAGAGTTGACGTAGATTTTGCCCCAAAAAATGTGCAAATGGAAATTTTACAAAATTGCAGTACAATACTTAGCACGTCTAAGTTTAGCGTACCGTTAGACCGTGACTTTGGCATTGATGCAAACTATGTAGATGCTCCGCTGTTATCGGCTAAAGCGAAAGCAGAAAGTGAAATATTTGCTGCATTAAAAAAATATGAGCCGCGAGTTACGGTAAAACAAATTACATGGCGCTCTAATGCGGAGGGCGTTTTAAGGGCGAAAGTGAAGGTGGTCATAAATGAAACTTAGTGATCTGCCGGACATTGAATTTGTTAGTGCAGACGAACAAGAAATATTATCGGATATCATAAAGCTTTATACGGAAATAACCGGGAGAACCCTTGCACAAGGTGATCCTGTCCGGTTATTTTTATGCGTGATTGCGGCCATTATCCTGATGCTGTGCAATAAGATCAACTACACCGGCAAACAAAATCTATTGCGATATTCGGCAGGTGCCAACCTGGATCACTTGGGCGTACTTGTCGGGGCAGAACGTATTGGCGCCAAGGCCTCTGTTACGACAATTAAAATAACCCTGTCGGATGTGCGGTCCGTTGCGACAAACATTCCAGCAGGTACGCGGGCGACAGCTGGAGATAATGTGTTTTTTGCTATTGATCAGGATGCAACGGTCATAGCTGGACAGTTGGATGTTTCTGTAGCGGCTACCTGTACTGTGGCTGGTGTTCTCGGTAATGGCTATCTGCCGGGAGAAATCAATAAGATTGTTGATCCAATTCCGTACGTCGCTGGAATGGTCAATACCACAACGTCGGAGGGAGGTTCAGATGTCGAGAGTGACGATTCTTTGCGTGAGGCTATTCGCGAGGCTCCGGAGGGATTTTCGGTAGCTGGACCAGTGGGCGAATACATTAAAATTGCCAAACGAGCTTCGTCTTTGATTGTTGATGTATCGGTAATATCACCGGAGCCGGGGCAAGTACTGATAACACCGCTACTTGTAGGCGGTGGAATACCGGGAAAAGAAATGCTGGATATCGTAGAGGCAGCGTGCAGTGATAGATCTGTAAGGCCGCTCACTGACCATGTGCGTGTGGCTGCTCCGGAGGTTGTCAATTATGATCTTACACTCACGTATTACATTGACCGGACAAATGAAGCTAAATCTGTTGCCGTTCAAAGCGCGGTAGCGAAAGCGGTGGAGGATTATATCGATTGGCAAAAATCTAAGCTTGGCCGTGATATCAATCCGGACGAGTTAATCTGTCTTATTAAAAATGCTGGCGCCAAGCGAGCGGTTATATCTTCGCCTACTTTTCGGATCGTTGCCGATAACCATGTAGCGATAGCTGAAAATGTTAATGTTACATTTGGGGGGCTAGAAAATGAATGATCTGCAAAATCTGAATTTAATCGAGTTGCTACCAACTAGCATTGCAAGCGACGAAACGATAAGAAATATCTGTAATGCCATTGCAGAAAAATTACAAACGATTAATGAAAAAGCTGAATTAGTTTTGTTGCTGCCACGATTGGATCAGTTGCCGGAAACATTGGTGGATGAACTAGCTTGGCAATATCATGTTGATTTTTATGATTATGCGGCAGATATCAATAAAAAAAGGGCATTAGTGCGCAAGGCCATTGACTGGCATCGGAGAAAAGGCACTCCTGCTGCAGTAGAGGAAGTATGTACAGCTGTTTTTAAATCAGCAAAAGTTTATGAGAATTGGGAATATGGTGGGAAACCATATCATTTTCAGGTAAGAATGATTTCAGAAGGCATTCCAGATAAATCTGTTTTGGACAATTTGTATAGGGCAATTAAAGAAAGTAAGAATGTTAGGAGTTGGCTTGACGCTTTAAGTTTTGATCGTCAAATAGCTGGCTCCTTATTTGTTGGAGGGGTCTATTCTTCAATGAGAAAAGTGGAAATTTTCCCATCACAGATAAAACCACAGATTTTAAATATCAATAATTATTTTGGAGCTGCAATCTATGTACACAAAGGAGTTGAAGTAACATGCCAAACTGGGCAAATTTAATGTTGACTAAACAAGGAAAGGTATTACAGGCAAAAGCTATTGCTGGTAGTACATTAACGATCACTAAGATGAAATTGGGTTCTGGTATTATTCCAGATGGAGTATCTCCAGAAGATCTTACTGATTTGATTCAACCCAAACAAGCTTTAGGATTAACGGCAATCAGTGTTAATGGTGGATTAGCTAAAATTCAAAGTATTGTTACTAATGCTGAACTTTCAGAAGGGTACTATATTCGTGAATGTGGTGTATTTGCAAATGATCCTGATGTTGGGGAAATAATGTATGCGATAATGACAGATACATCTCCTGATTTTCTGCCTTCCGCATCAAGCTCTGTTGTGATTTCAGAAGAATTTAGTATTAATGTAGTAACGGAAAACATGGCGAATATAACAGCAATTATTGATCCTGAAGGTATAGTAACAGTGGCTAATGCAAGAAAAATTGCAGAGGATAAAGTTACTGAGCATAATGAAGATACAGAGGCTCATCCAAATGACTTTAATTTAAAAGGCATTACTATTGGCAAAGATAGTGTTATTGCAACTAAAAAGGGAGATTTACTAACTCTTTTGGCAGGTAAAGGAATTAATTTACTTAGTGATATTAAAAATAAGATAATCACGATCGTTGGAAAAAGTAAGAATGCATGGAATCCGAATGAGGAAATTATAGCTGGAGATATAAGATATACCGAAGACGGTAATGGTCCAAGCTGGGCTTATTTGTTATGTAAAACTGCAGGAACTACAAGTTCCGTTGAACCGATTTTAGAAGCTAATGCTGTTGTAGGACAGGAGATAAATGACGGCAGTGTTGTATGGACGGTACAAAATATTAGGCCTACTGCTTTAGATTCATATCCTGTAGGCAGTATATATATGTCTGTAAATTCGACATCGCCTGCAGATCTTTTTGGCGGTACGTGGGAGGCAATGCCGGCAGGACGTGTTTTGCTGGCACAGGGCACATCAGAATGGGGCGTAGAATACCAAGCTGGCAGTACCGGTGGCGAACACGAACATCAGTTATCTGTCGGGGAACTGCCTGCGCATAATCATAGTGTCAGCATTAGCACATCAGACCTTATAGGTACTTTGAGTTTAAGCCCTTACAGTGGTTTTGATAATGCCACTGGTATTGTTTCGCTTAGCGGTGGTAGTTTTGACACCGGCGGCGATGTAAAAAATGGTTATAGTAATAACGCTAATATAAATGTTTCTCATTCTCACACAGCCACAGTTAGTAATACCGGCAGTAATATATCCCATAATAATTTACAGCCGTATTTGAGCTGCTATATGTGGAAAAGAGCAGCATAATTTAAAGGTTGATTAGCCTGTCGGGGAACTGCCG